TATTTTGTAAAATACTCGATATCACTGATAAAAATGTTGCAGAGGCTGAAAAATATGCTTTCTTTGATCCGAAATTCTTTGAAAGTGCAAACTTATACATTTACATCGATCCAGAAACTAACTATCCTGTAATAGGTAGTAACTATTTTAGTGGCGATGGTGAACCACCAAATGGCGGACCACTATTAGGTGCTGGTGTTGCATTTCCCCCAGGTATGCAAGATGGGGAATATTATTTAAGATTGGATTACTATCCAGAAAGATTATTCCAGAAGCAAGGTAATTGTTACAAACTTATAGAAGTGGATGTTTTGAAGAGTTGGACTGCCTATAATCGCGTGTTGGATACCTTTATTGATAACAACAAGGATACTTTATTGCCTGATGGCACAGTTATTCCGGAAAAGCAAGCTGTATCACAAGTTGTGAAACAGAAGGTTGATCTTTACGCACAAAGAAAAGTAGATGTAACTGCTAAAGAAGATGCAAGATCAAAAATAGCAGATGACCGTGCTAAGAAGAAACCTAACTAAGGACGGATATGGCAATAATATATAAGCACACCTGTCTAATAAGCGGAAAATGCTATATCGGTCAAACTGTTAAATCAATAAAAAGACGCTGGCAAGAACATTGCGCTGATGCTAAGTATAACACTAGCCGAAAATTTATGCTTGCATTAAAAAAGCATGGGACAGAGGATTGGACACACGAAGTGTTGTTTGAATCAGACGACAGCAGATTAATAAACGATAAAGAAATAGAATATATAAAACTGTTTGATTCGGTTAAAAAGGGATATAACACTTCTTACGAAAAGTTCAGGGACAATACGCTTCATCGAGAAGATTCTATAGAAAAAATGAAGCTCTCGCAGAAGGCAGCACATGCTAGGCGCAGAGAAGAGGGCACTGAGGGCGGCTGGACAAGAAAAGACGGTGGGCCCATGTTAGGCAAACAACATCCCGGAAAGGGCAAGAGTAATGCCAATAAAGGCAAGAAGGCTGGGCAGACATGGGAAGAAATTTTCGGAGTAGAAGGTGCAGCCAAACGTCGAGAAGATGCCCGTCTTAGAAAATTAAACAAATCGGAGGTTAGGTAAGTGGATTTTTTTACGATCAACAACATCGCAGATACTTATTACAGTTTATGCGAATTTTCTCTGACTTAAAAATCAGAAATGGCCCGGATGCTAACGGTCTATACACTATATCCAGGGTCCCTATTGTCTATGGTGACCCATCTTGGGTCGTGGCACAGGTTATAAAGGGCGGCAGTGAGAACACATTGATGCCTGCGCCTATGTTTAGCGTGTACATCGACAATATCAAAATGGCGCCCGACCGTAGGCAGGACACACAATTTGTGGGGAAAGTGTCAACAGTAGAAAGACAATTCGATCAGCAAACACAGACTTACGGAAGTGGGCCCGGTGTTAGATATGATGTTGATCGTTATATGCCTGTACCATACGACATGTATTTGAAACTTGATTGCTGGACAACAAATACAACAAACAAGATGCAGTTAATGGAGCAAATTAACTCATTCTTTAATCCGTCTATTCAACTGCAACAAAATAGTAACTTACTAGATTGGACAAGTATATTCGAAGTATGGATGGAAGACTTTACGTGGACTAATCGCTCTATACCACAGGGCGGTGAGCAAGAGCGTGATGTTATGAGTTGGAAGTTTAAAGTTCCAATTTGGATTAATCCTCCTGCAAAGGTTAAAAGAAGTACACTTATTGCAGAAATTGTCACAAATGTGTTTAGCGACATGGATATACAAAATGTTGCTGCGACCGTCGACAGTAACGAATATGATGTGTTTAGAACTTGCTTTACAGGTATTCCTACACAGATTATTACCACAGAAGGCAACTATAAGATCTCTGTAGCACGCAACGGAGCACAGGAAGAGATTACTTTATTAAATGCAAACGGTAATGCTGATCCAATGCAAAGCTGGCAGAAGCTTATACAAATATACGGGCAAATAGAGCCTAATATCACCAAAATTCGGCTAAAATTAGACCCTAACATTGATGTTAGCGATTCTGACATTATAGGTAGTATTGCACAAGATCCACTGCGTCAAAACGTGCTTATTTTTACACCCGATGTGGATACACTACCTGCTAACACTATTTTACCTATTTTAGATATCATTGATCCCACAGAGACAACACCGGGTAATGGGTTACCTGCTGCGGTAGCTGGGCAAAGATATTTGCTTACATCGCACGATAGCGTAGGAGAAGAGCCTGCTATTCCACCAGGTGTTGCTACAAGCCCGTGGGGCGCCAATATTGTTGCATACCCTAATGATGTTATTGAATTTAACGGCGTTGCGTGGAAAGTTATATTTGACTCACGAAATTCTACAGGGTTAAACTATCTTGTAAATACATCGAATGCAACACAATATACTTTCGACGGCACAAACTGGTATTACACATACTACGGTGAGTATAATGGCGGATATTGGCGCATAGATAATATTATACAAACACCAGATGGAACAATTAACCAATACGAATAAAATGGGTGTAGGCACACTGATTGTGTCTACAAAAACCCAACGAGTATTGTTAAATATGCGGGCACCACATAAGACACATGCTATGCAGTGGGCGTTGTTTGGGGGTATGGTTGAGAGAGACGAACAGCCCAAGGATGCTCTTATGCGTGAACTAACAGAAGAAATGGGGTTTATTCCAGAAATCGAAAAACTATATCCGTTTGATGTTTATCAGAGTAAAGATGGCCACTTTAAGTATTACAGCTTTGTGGCAGTTGTAGTAGATGAGTTTGTCCCGGAACTAAATGACGAGAGCTGTGGATACTGTTGGATCGCACTAGGCGAGTGGCCGAAGCCTATGCACCAAGGTGCAAGAATAAGTTTCTGCAACTTAAAGGCTATAGATAAGATTAAACTTATCTTAAGTCAACATCCTATAGATGTCTAACTTCGTATACTACCTCAAAGTCGGGGCAATCGTAAAACATCTGTGGTGTTAAGTTTTTGCGTTCTTTGATCATCTTCTCAAAGTTAGCAAAATTCTTCTCATAATCTGGTTCAGCCATAAGTGCTGTACGCACTAACTCAACACAGCTAAGTGCCTTATCACTCTTCAAATCAAATAATGTATCATATGGTTTACCAACTTCGGTTGCAGCCTTATCCATTACTGCTGTCCAATATTCTGCAGACATAGACTTAGGTTTTAATAATACTACACCATGGACCTGGAATACAAGATTAAACGGTGAATAGTTTACGCCTGCGCCTGTGGCTTCAACTAATCTAAAATCATCATCTGATTTTAATTCGTCTTCTAAGTTCATTAATGCGTGAGCCCAGTAACTCCATTTACCGGTTACTACCCAACTTGCAAAACCCACAAAGAATGTAGATAAGTGATTTTTTCTGTGAGTAAGAATAATATAATAATGTGGTGTCAATAAATCTTTTACAGTTGTGAGCTCAGATTTGGTCAACCCGTTTTTATATCCCCAATGTACCTTACCAATATTGATAACAACAAAGTCTGCAATAGATTTAAATAAACCGTTCATATTATTCTCCGTAAATTAGAGGCCACCCACTTAAATAATCATATGTTGCAGGGTCGGCACTTGCCAACATGGCTGCTTTCTTTTGTTCAGCTACTGTAAATATTGCCATATCCGAAGCTGCTGCTGTTTGGAAAATTTGTAATGCAAGTGTCTGTGTCATTACAACAAATCCGCCGCCCATTGTTTTCCAATATAGATTAGCTGGTAGGTTCGCACCCATCATAACCAACCCGAGTTGCTGAATACGCGATGATGTATCTGAGTGATACCAGTTTGCGCCAACTTTGTAGCCACCATCGTTCTTCCGGCGGTCACGTTCTGCTTTTATAGCATCCCACATATCGACTTTAATATCTGCTGCTATCCATGCATCTAAATCAGCTTTAGATGGCAATGGTGGGCCTTCTTGCCAAATAATATTTTCGTATATTGACCCGTCGCCTGCGGAATAGCAATTGACGCCGGGATACCCTTTACTAATTGCGTCTATATATGTGTACAATAAAGACATTACAAAATCTCCGTAATAATATATTCAGTTGCAGATGCTCCGCCGAACGTAACAGCACTAGTCTGGTTACAGTAGCTAGTGCTGGCTATTGATCCACCTAACCTAGCACTAAATGTTATTGCTGCGGTAGACCCCGGGCTATAAACAACAGTTAGTGCCATACAAAAAGGTGTATTAGCTGATGATGGCTGAACGCGATTTGCAGTAGTACCTATGTTTGTGGATCCGGCAAATAATGCCAGTATATTGGCTGCTGTAGTTGTAGTTATAGACGATGCTGACATGATAGTAAACTCAATCTTTATGCGAGATGCTGCAGATATCGGTGTAAACGATTGCGACCATATTTGCCATCCCTCAGACACAAGCGGTGTGGTGTTGTCAAGTGGAATAGTGGTTGTACCAGATGTAGCTGGTATAGCACCAGTTACAACCTGTAATACATTACCAGTGCTTAACTGTACCCATGCTGCACCTGTATCGCGCCAGATATAGTTAGATGTTGTGTCAACATACAGATTGCCAGATGTTGAAGCTGCAGGACGTGCTGCTAATGTACCGTATGTTACTGTACCGGTACCACCACCGTTAAGCATAACCAACTGGCCGTTTACATCCGGTGTTGTTAAAAATGATTCTGTGCCTAATACTTGCATTATAGTGGAGCCCTTAAGTTAGAGTCTGCAAACGATGTTGCATAGTTATATGTTAATGCTGTGCCGTTGCCCGATGATAATAATGTATTACCGTTGCCCGATAAATCAGTTACAGATGCCACTGTTGATCCTTGCGACAACTCGTCGAACTCGTATCTTGCTAGCTGACCGTATACAATTCCGTGACGAGCACCTGCTGCGTTATAGATGGTTAGCACTTCATTTGCAGAAAGTGTTCTATTATAATAGTTATAGGTATCTACGCCAAACACTGCTGTTTCGTTGGCATTGCCTGTTGGTGGGTATCCATTTATCCACACCTGTGTAAATGTTCCTGCAGTCTGCGCCGTAGTGGCTGTACCTACCTGAACACCATTTACATATATTAAATGTGTTGTACCATTATAGGTATAGGTTGCATTTATCCACTTGTTATTATTTGTAGTCATTACACCTGTGGCACTCTGCACCATAACAGTCCCGCCGTATGTCCAGCAAGATATCTCGCCCGCGCCTGTTGATGTTCCGATCTGTAATCCGGTTGATGTTCCAGCAGTAGTTGTCCCGTTGTATAATCCTACCATGCTTACGCGAGCGCCACCATTCCAAACAGCATTTATCCACACAGAGATAGAGAATGGTACCGTAGAAGCAGTAAAGTTTGTACTTACGCTATACAAGTGCCTATTTGCTACCGTTGTTATGATTGCCATTACACAATCTCCATTGTCATCTCTGCCATGTAGAAGTTAGAGGCTAGGTTGCTTGTGACACCAGTAATATATCGTGTAAGTTCAAACTGATACAAGTTGCCTGCTGTTAAGTTAACACTTGCAAGAGTACCTGTATATACATAATATTGGAAGTTTGCATTTGTTGGTATTGCTATTAACGATAAGTTAACACCAGCAGACCACGCGCCTACTGTTGCATTGTCCGGTAATAGACGTGTATATACCCTTGGCTGAACATTGGAAGCTGCTCCTGGCGCAGTTTGGGCGCGGCCGCGAAGCCTGATTGTTATTGTTGTTGCGTTGACTGGTACAGAAACTAAACAGGATACGCCTTGCTCCACAGTATTACTAAATGCACGAACTGTTAATGCAGTATAAGTAGGATCAGTAATAATAGGTGCAAACGCATTTACCGCATAATCAGCAGTATTAGGAGAATCCATTGAGTTTGCATAATATGTGAAGCGTGAACCTATTGTTACTGTTGCCACATTTGACGCACCTGTTACACTAACTGTTGGGCCGGTAAAGTTCAATGTATCTGTTGCGGTAGATACTGTTGCGCCATTTAGTTGCGTGGTTACTGTGGCTGCTGTGGTATTAGCCATAGATAAACCATTTGCAATAACAACAACTTTAAGTGTTGTTGTGTTGCCGACTACTTGGATGGTAACGGTATTTGAGTTAGATGTTGTACAGTAATGTGGAACAATAATAGAGTTATCTGTTGTGTTATAAATTGTTATAACAACATTAGTTGTACCTAAGTTATGCACATAGTTTGCTGTATAAATATTGCCAGAAACTAATGACCATGCTGTGCCACCACCGGACGGTGTAACACCTATGTTACCCGTCGATGCAGATGCTGTTGCATTTGTGTTAACCCATTTTGTACCATTGTAAACAAGGGCCTGGCCAGATGTTGCTGATGTTATAGTTACATCATTAATATCATTTGTTGCAAGACTTAATGCTCGGAAGGTAGGTGTAAGTGGACCACCAGTTGCAGGGCCGGCAAATACTAAGTTATTGGCTTGTGTAACCAATGTTCCTGTTAATGTGCCAGTTGATGTAACTGGAGAACCGGATACCGTGAATATCGACGGTAATGCAAGTCCGACGGATGTTACTGCGGCAGCGCCGGTGCCATTGCTACCCCAGCCTAAGTAAAGGCCGTGATTATTAGACATAGATGCAAAGCCAGCCGATGTTAATAGGGTAACGCCTAATGTATACCAACCTGTATTATTAGTAATTGATGTTATTTGCCAGCGTTGAAATATTGACGAATTGTTTGCATCTTGCACATAAAGAATATTATTTGTGTTTAAGTAGTTAAATAACACTGTTTGGTCGATGCCATTGCTATCAGTTGCTGAAATATATAACTGAGTAGCACTGGTTAATACAGTATTATTCCACACCAGGTTCCCTGCTCCGGGGTTGGCTGCTGCCTGAGAATTTGTTTTCGAATTATACTGGAATGTTGTTACACCACCTATACTTGCTGCAATAGTAAGAGCACCTGCTGTAGGCGTAATCGATATACCGGCGCCAGCAACAATAGATTTATATTCAAGGCCTGTTGCACCTGTGTTAACACCCAGAACCTGATTAGCAGCACCTATAGATGTTAATCCGGTGCCGCCGTTTGTTGTACCAAGTGTACCAGCTAAAGTGAGTGTACCCGATGTTGTAATTGGCCCACCTGAGAACGATAGACCAGTTGTACCACCAGATGCATTAACGGAAGTAACTGTACCGCTTAAATATGGACCAGCAAATGAGGCATACAATTTATGATTATTGTTTATTGTTGCAAAGTTAGCTGAATTAATCAATGTTACACCAAATGTGTAATATCCTGGTGCGCCTGCAGTAAAAGCGATAGAATTTATTGTCCATCGCTGAAAAGTTGTGCTCGAATTCTGGTCTTGTATGTATATCTGGGAGCCAGTAATTAGTGTATTAAAGTAGTTAGTTTGGTCAACTCCGTTCCCATCTTGTGAGCTAATATACAATGATGTTGCGCTTGTTAGGACTGCATTATTCCAGCGTATATTTCCGACACCGGGGTTTCCTGCTGCTTGGGAATTAGTATCGGCGCTATAATTAAAGTTTGTGCCCGAACCAGAATTAGTCGATGTTATTATTACCTGGCCAGCAACATTATCAACCGATACTGCAAAACCACCACCGCTAACAATGTTACTGCCATCGACAAGAAATTCCCATGCTGCTGTTGTGCCATCGTAATACTCTAGCGCAGTTCCTGCAGTATAACCAGTGGTGTTCATCCTAACCATACCAGCAACCGCTGTAGGGCGCTGGGCAGTTGATCCTTTAGGCAATACTAACGCGCCGACGCTATTAACTGTAAGAACCGAAGTGTTAATCGGTGTTATTGTTTCATTTAGAATATCAAAATCCATTAATAGGTACCTTGCGTTGAATATACACTATTTATCATTATTCTAACAAACAACAGAAATGCCCGGACTAGCCGGGCATTTCATTTTGTGTGATAAACGATTAGTTAGTTACTTGTGCTAAATCCACTGTAGCAACCCAACGAATATTGTATGTACCGTATCCAGATACAGCCACTTTTAAGCTTCCATTTGTTGTATCTGCCGAAACAACTGGATCGTTACCTGCACCAGTAATAACACCCAATCGTGCTATTGTTGTCTTTGATAGCCCAGATATAGTTGTTGTACCTGCAGTTGCATCACGGTAAATTAACCCAGTAAAAATCCACGAACCAATAGAACCTGTTGCATCTGTGCGGCGGCCAACTAACTGAATGCTAAACGTCCACGCAGAGTTATTTGGTAATACCAATCTCTGTGATGCACCAGCGCCATCTAAGAATAATTCTTGACCGGCACCTGTAGCTGTTGTAAGAGCCCTAAGAACTGCTTGCATCTGTTGGGCATCACCTGCTGTGGCAAATTGACCGTTAGCTACAGCAAGAACACCATATGTGCTTGCACTTGAGCCTGTGCCTAATGCAATTGACTGGCTTGCTGTTGCTGATGGTGCGTTAACAGGCGCTGTTGTAAATTCAGAATAGAACTTCAATCCACCGTTTGCTAATGTAACCCAAGTCGGTGCTGCTGCACCATTTGATTGTAAATATTGGCCTGATGTACCTGCAGCGGATATTGCCATTGCAGAACCAGAACTGTAAACAATACCACCGTTTACTGCCGTTAAGTTAGCGTTTGTTCCACCATTTGCTAGTGGTAAAATACCACTAACATCAGCAGTAAGACTAACTGCACCGTATGTAGGTAAACCTGCTGCATTACCGTGTAATACTGTTGTTGTTGTACCTGCAGAGCCTTGAACAATGGATGTTCCGTTAGATACCATAATGGTACTACCGGAAAGTGCAGTAGAACTATTTGTACCACCGTTTGCAATAGGTAAAACGCCCGTAACATGGGTTGTAAGACCAATCTTACCCCAGCTTGGTGCAACGCCTACACCGCCAGAAATTAATGCATTACCAGTAGCAACATCTGCAAGGTTTGCATATGTGTTTGCACCAGAAGCATACATTAAATCGCCTGTTGTTGCAGAGTTTGGTAACGTTGTTGTTGACCATACAGGTGCTGTGCTTACACCACCGGAGCGTAAATAGCTACCGGCTGCTACATCTGCAAGTTTTGCAAGAGTTGTTGTGGTATTTGCAAAAAGTATATCACCGATTGCATAAGCTGATTGACCTGTACCGCCATTGACTGCATTTAGGACACCGGCTAAAGTAACTGCACCAGTTGTTGCAGTATTAGGTGTAAATCCTGTTGTACCTGCGCTAAATGATGTTACTGCCGATGAAGATAAGCTTGTCCATGTTGGTGCTGCTGCGCCATTAGATGTTAATACCTGGCCTGTTGTGCCTGCTGCTGTAATAGCCAATGCACTGCCGGTACTGTAAACTGCACCACCATTAACTGCTGTTAATGCCGCATTTGTGCCACCTAATGCCAACGATACAGGATTTGTTAACGAGAATGTATTTCCTGTTAATGTTAAGCCAGTTCCTGCACTGTAAGAGCCAGCGCCAGAGAACTGTGCCCAAGTAATTGGATTGCCGGAACCAATAGCAGTCATAGTAGCAGTTTCTGTCCAACCACTATCAGCTAATGTGCTGCCTTGCTGAATGTATACCGCTGAACCATCGACTTCTGCTGCTGTATCAGAATCTGTAGCACGAGTCAGGACCCAGTTTGTTGCACCAGAACCCAATGTGGTGACCACATAAATGCCGTTCTCAAATGTATTACCCTGATTCTTAATAAGAACTCGTTCAGTACCGCTGCCTGTAAATGTAACACCATCAACTGTGAAAGCTGCTTGGGCACCTGCATTTGTAAGAGTAGCACCAACACCAGCTGTACCGTTTGCATATGTAGTTGTAAGAGCAACAGTCGATGCTCCTTTAACTGCTTGCTTCCACGATAAACCAGTGAGCTGTGATTGAACATAGTTAACGTTAACTGCATCTGTGCCTGCTGGAGAACCTGCCATGCCGAGATTATTAATCTGGTTGGTACCCATATTGATTGCACCAGCCATTGTGCCGCCTGCTGTAGGCAAATAATATGTACCTAACAATGTGGTTAAGTCGCCCTGAGCTACTGCTGTATTACCAGTAACACGGCCGAAACCATCTAGCGTTACTTTAACAAAGTTAGAGCCAGTACTTTGTGTAACTGCACCTAAATTAAATGTAACTGCGCCGGTTGCTGCAGAAACAGTAATATTACCTGCTGTACCCACTGCTGATGTTACACCAGTATTGTTGATCTGAAAAGTTCCAGAACCAGTAGTAGTCGAAATACCTGTACCAGATGTAATGGTAAACGGTGTATAAGTGCCGCCTGTCACGCCTACCAATAGTTGACCAGCAGTCGGTGCAGTTGTTGTACCTGTGCCGCCACTTGTTGCGCCAAGTGTGCCTGCTAATGTCACTGCACCGGTTGTTGCTGTGCTAGGCGTTAAACCTGCCAGGCTAGTCTGGAATGATGCCACTGTAGTCGATGTAGTCGGGAATTGCTTCCATCCAGGCGACTGATCGTAGTATTCTATATAACCATTACCCACGCCGCCGTTGGTATTGAATCGCATTGCACCTGCTGTCAAGCCCGATACTGGTTGTTGACCGGTTGTACCAACTGGTAATTCAAGAGCCCCCGTTCCGCCAATTGTTAAAATCGACGTACTATCCGGGGTGATCGTTTCCGTTGTAAAATCAAAATCCATCTATGTATATTTCCTTAATATTAGAATGTTACTTCAGTTGTCATAACAGTTGCAACCCAGTTGGCTGGAGTAGATGCTGCACCACGAGCTTCTATCTTAATAGAATCTGTAACTGTATCTGCAGTAATTCTTGCATCCCATGCTGTTACTGTTTCACCTAAAATTGTCTTAGACGGTGTTCCTACAAACGATAGTGTGCCTGCGCCGTCTTTCTTTGCTACACCAACAAATCTATAACCTGCACCTTGGCTGTTTACACCATCAGTGCGAACACCTGCTACAAGAATATCAAACACAAATAATGAGTTATTTGGTAAAATAAGTTTCTTAGTTGCTGCTGTGCCATCTAGGTACAATTCAACATATGATGCACTTGCTGTAACATTGCGCAATACGTAAACACCGTGCTGTGCATCGCCGGATGCTGCAAACGAACCGTTTGCATATGCTTTCTGACCAAATATACGAGCACTTGCGCCATCACCTTCAGCAAAAGACCCTTCTGCTGTTGCAGATGAGCCACTGCCAATTGCCACTGCATTAGCACCTGTTGCTACTGGTGTAACTGGTGTAGATGGACTTTCTTTGTAAAGTTGTAAAGCTGTACCAAGGTCATCCAATGTTAATGCACGGAATGTCGGTACTGCTGCTGCACCTGTTGATGGACCTGCAAACACTGCATTAGCAACTTGCGTATTTAATGTACCGGTTAGTGTACCAGTTGTTGTTACAGGGGAATTAGATACGGTAAAGATTGATGGTAACGCTAATCCTACAGATGTAACACCTGTGTTAGCAATAGTTACTACGCCGACACCATTTGTTACAGAAATTCCTGTTCCAGCGGTTAATGTCTTGTATTCGGCTGCTGTACCTGCAGCATTCATACCAAAAATTTGGTTAGCTGAACCTAAAGAGCTTAATCCTGTACCACCATTAACAATATTAAGTGAGCCAGCTAAAGTGACTGCACCAGTTGTTGCTGTATTTGGGGTAAAGCCTGTTGTACCAGCACTAAAGGATGTTACGCCTGTTGCAGGAGCATTAACCCATGTTGGTTCACCTGTTACTACAGTTAATAGTTGACCTGCTGTGCCAATCGGTAAACGAACATTTGATGTACCGTTATTATAGATCAAATCACCTAATGTTGTTGTAGGTGCAAGAGCATTGAATGCTGTTACTGCTGTTGTCTGCCCTGTTCCGCCATTTGCAATACCTATTGTGCCAGACAAAGTAATGTCACCTGTTGTTGCCAAGGTAGGCGTTAATCCAGCAATATCAGTCTTAAATGAAGTTACTGCAACACCTGTTAATGTCGACCATGTAGGTGCAGCACCTGTGTTACCCACAAGTATTTCGCCTGTAACACCAGCTGCTGTTGCTGCTGCCGGACTTGCGCCGTTACCGTATAAAACACCATTTGCAGTAAAGCTTGTTGCACCTGTACCACCGTTGGCAACATTTAATGTGCCTGCTAATGTAACTGCACCTGTAGTTGATGTGCTAGGTGTAAAGCCTGTTGTACCTGCAGTAAACGATGTTACGCCTGTATTAGAAACTGTAATTGTGCCAGAGCCGTTTGCAATACCGATACCTGCACCAGCAGTTAATGTGGATAATGACAATCCTGTTCCATTACCAATTAGCAATGCACCGTTTGCTGCTGCAGATGTATCGATTCCTGTACCGCCATGAGCGGCACCTAATATGCCCGTTACTGCATTAGAATTGCCTAAAGGTAATGCGCCCCATGATGCTGTATTGCCGGTACCTTGCGATAACAATACTTGTTCTGTCGTAGCAGATGAAACTACTGCAATATTATTTGATCCATCGACGTAGGTTGTTGTGCCATCTGTTTTGGCGCTAAACACTGTTCCAGTCAATGCTAAGCCGGCGCCCGCGGAATAGGTACCTGCTCCAGAGAACTGTGTGAATACAATCGGGTCTGTGCCGATCTTTATGCAGTCACCAGGGGACTGTGTACCTACTGCTGTTTCTACCCAACCTGTGTTTGCTTGCGTACCTTCAGATACGAATACAAAGTCACCTGCTTCGACTTGACCATAAATATGATTATCAAAGTCGTCTGCGCGAGTCAATACCCAACCGCCCGACAATGTTGTGGTAACATATATACCATTCTTATACTCATCAGCACCGGAGAACATCTTAATAAGGACGCGCTGACCTGTTGCAGTTAATGTATATCCACCAATAACAGGTATTGTACCTGTACCAGATAATGTTGCACCAACACCAGTACCAGCATCAGGCGAGCCACCTGCCACACCGGCTGTATATGTTATACCAGCTGCGGCAGTGATTTCTGTACCTGTATCAGTTGTTTCAACTGCATCATGCACATTTAGTCCAGAAATTGCAGCATCAACGTAAGCTTTCGTGACTGCGTCTGTTGCATTTGTAACTGTACCCTGGAGTGTTACACCGGAATATGTAGGAGAACCGACAAATGTGCCACCGTTTGCAGTAAATGCACCAGCCGTGTCGCCCTGCAATATTTCATTTGTAGTAAGTGTGCTAGAAACTGTTTGCCAAGTAGGAGCACCTGCACCGGTTGACAATAAAGCTTGATTTGTTGTTCCTACTGTGCTGTTAACAAGCGAAGTTCCGTTGTTATATACAATAGAACCGTTGGAACCTGCTAAGTTAGAATTTGTGCCACCGTTTGCTAACGGAAGAATGCCAGACACTGCTGTACCGGTCTGCGATAAATTAATTGTACCAAATACTGGTACACCTGTAGCACCAACAGTAAGGACATTATATTGTACACCTGCAGCGGTTACTCCGACTGCACTTGTGCCATTACCGAACATGACGCCATTAAGTGCCAATGCTGTATCGCCTGTGCCGCCGTGTGCAACGTTCAGAACGCCGCCTAGTGTAACTGCACCTGTTGTTGCTGTAGCAGGGGAAAGCCCCGTAGTATCTGCACTAAATGATGTTACTGCTTCGCTCGATAATGTTGTCCATGTAGGTGCACCTGCTCCATTAGATGTTAAAATCTGCCCTGTTATACCCACGGTAGTGAATGATGTTGTATCAGTGGCAGATTGGTAAGGAATAACACCAGGGACGCCGCCGGCTAAGTTAGAAACTGCAGGAATATCAGCAGTGACTAAAGAACGGAATGTAGGCTGTGCATTCGCACCTGTTGTTGGGCCCGAAAATACTGTATTAGCTGCCTGATTGCTTAATGTAAGACTCGCAGAGATTGCACCTGTTGTGGAAACAGTAGGTGATGTTGTGTAAATAGGAGTAGTAGAAAGATCATCAAGTTTGAAACTCGATACAGCGCCAGATGCAAACGAAAGCTGTTGCCACGTTGTGCCATCATAATACTCTAAGCCATTAAATGCAGTATTGTATCGAAACATACCAGATATAGGCGATGCTGGTTGGTCGACTGTAGCGCCTTTTGGTAATGTGATAGCTCCTGTGCCTACAACAGTAAGTACGCCTGCTTGCCCGCCAAGTGGTGGTAATGTGCTAACGTCAAGCGATTGTAATCCACCGAAAATCGCACCCGTGTCAAAATTAAAATCCATTTTTTATTTTCCTTAATTAGTGATCTCGACTGTTTCGATTAAAGCGACCCATCGTATCTGTTTTCCTGCTTCACCTATAACTCTAACCCTTAAAGAGCCGTTGGTAGCATCCGCAGTTATATTTATGTCCCAACTTGGATTAGATTCAGCTAACACCGTCTTTTGAACCGATCCTTGAATTGCTGTTGTTGTTGCTCCGGATCTTCTGTAAATAACCCCTGCAGCAGTGTACCCGGCTCGGCCATCATCTAAGTCTGTTCTGTGTGCTGTTATTGTAACTTTGAATGTCCATGTTGAGTTATCAAGTAGCAATAATCTAACACCGCCAGATGTTCCATTAACAAATAATTCAGTTTCAGTAGCATCAATGGTTGTGCCCCTAAGCAAATATTTTCCGGCTTGTGCATCACCGTTTGTTGAAAATCTGCCGCTTGCCTGTACTACACCACCCTGAGTTCTTGCTACAGAATATTGCCCAATAGCAAGAGAATCTGTTGCACCGACTGATGTCTGAGCACCTTCACCTAATGCAATAGAGTTATTACCCTGTGCAATCGGTGCTGTAAAAATGGATGATTTTTCGTTATATAGATTAAGTTTCTGGGCTACTACTTGCCACGCAACACCATCATAATAATATACGCCATTTCCGTTGGTTACTGCGCGGTCAATATATATTGCCCCAGCATTACCAGGCGGTGATGGCGTTCCCGAACCCTCTTGAATACTCGGGGCGCCACCTGCATTTATAACTTGCAATGCGTTTGTTACATTACCTAACCCGGCTTGGGTTGGCGTAATAGAGATGGGTGCATTGCCCGCTGCGGTAAGCTGGCCTTTTGAATTTACTGCGTATGTTGCTACGCTCGAGGCAGAACCATACGATCCTGCAACAACGCCTGTGGGTGCTATTGTTGTTGTAACTGGTGACATACCCGAACCGGTGACATCACCTATCAGTGTTATAGGGCCTGCAGAGGGGCTTTGCCAACTTAATGTGCCGGTGCCATTAGTTGTTAGCACCTGGCCAGAAAGACCTGTTGTAAGCGGATAGTCATTACCTGTAATAGTTACAGGATTACCGCTATTAGCAATAGGAAAATTATTTGTATTTAACGGGCCACCGAGTGAGGGTGAGAAATCGTCTACGACGCTGGTATTATGTGCTAATAGTGTACTGACCTTAATTACCATGCTAAATTCCTATTACCTTTGCGGTGTTTTCATTATTTATCACTTTATAATCAAAGTGATAAAACTAGCGTTTAGCGTAGTTAGAATGGCTGAATTGGTGTGCCGTTTGTCCTAACAACAGAGACCATTGCTGCACAGTTATAGTTGAACGTCCCGGTTAAATCATTTGCATATAGACCAATAGTGAATGTTGCCCCACTAGTGTAGTTCATGATGTAGAATGTATCAGTCCACTGAATCTGATTCTGAAGGCCGTTATTTGGCCAGCCATCAAATGCATCGCCGGATTGATGGGTGCTAAGATTAAAATCAGATTGGGCACCTAACACTTGAAATCCATAGAACATAGACTGAATTGTTAGTGGATCTACTGCATA